ATGCAAGAAGCAGTGCTAATAGTATTCCTGCCCCTGACCTGCATCGGGGTATTCGCGATGTGGAGACTGTGCTCCCGTATGCTGTCGGCGCTCGAGCGGTTGGAATCGGCGGTTAGGGCGCTTGGCTCCGGGTGGGGCGAGCCGGCCGGGCGTGCTGACGCGGAGCAGGAGCGATATGAGCAGGGGGTGGCGAACATCCTGGCCTACGGCACGCGCGAGATGGTCAGAAGGCGGGGTGACGCGCAGTGAACAGGGCGAAGGGCGTGACGGCGGAGAGCGTCTGGCGCGAGTACGAGAAGATGCTCGCCTACAACGAGAGCATACAGCTTGACGACACGGTGAGGGTGAACGAGAACTTCTTCGTCGGCAAGCAGTGGGAGGGCGTGGAGTCGAACGGCCTGCCCACGCCGGTGTTCAACTTCCTCAAGCGCGTGACACTGTTCACCGTGGCGAGCATCACCAGCGACCGGATAAAGCTGCTGGCCTCGCCGGTGGATTCGAGCAGCGGCGACGGGCGGGTGGTGCGCGCCGTTGACGTGGTGAACGCGGAGTTTGACGCGCTTTTTGAGCACAACCGGCTGCCGACGCTGATACACGAGTATTTGCGCAACGCCGCCGTGGACGGGGATGCGGCGACGTACACGTACTGGGACGGCGAGGCCCCGGCCTCGGGCGGAGGCTCGGGAGCCGTGGTGACGGAGATAGTGCCGAACACGCGCGTGGGCTTCGGAAACTGCGCGGACAGGCGCGTCCAGAGCCAGCCGTACATACTCATCAAGCGCCGCGAGCTGACCGAGCGGCTGAAAAAGCGCGCCAAGGCGCTCGGCTGCCGGGAGTGGGAGGACATCAGACCGGACACCGACGAGCAGCAGGCGGACGCGTACAAGGATACCGGCGACAAGACCACCGTCATACTCCGGCTGTGGAAGGACGAGGACACGCGCACGGTCTGGGCGGCGGAGTGCGCGCGGGGGATCATGGTGCGCGAGCCGTGGGACCTGGGTCTGACGCTCTACCCGGTGACCTGGCTGTGCTGGGACTACGTCCAGGACAGCTATCACGGTCAGGCCATGCTCACGGGGCTGATACCGAACCAGATATACATAAACAAGCTGTTCGCCATGACGATGATCTCGCTGATGACCACGGCGTATCCCAAGGTGGTCTACGACCGCACGCGCGTGCCCAAGTGGGACAACGGCATCGGCCGGGCGATAGGCGTCAACGGCGGGGACGTGAGCGGCGTGGCGCGGATACTCGACCCGGCGCAGGTGTCGCCGCAGATCGCGCAGTTCATCTCGCTGACGCAGGAGATGACGCAGTCGAACCTAGGCGCGACCAGCGTGGCGCTGGGCGAGGCCAGGCCGGACAATACCAGCGCCATAGTCGCGCTGCAGCGCGCGGCGGCCACTCCGAACGAGCTGACGCGGCAGAACCTGTACCAGTCCATAGAGGAGCTGGGGCGGATTTACCTGGACTTCATGGCCGGGTACTACGGCGTGCGCATGGTCGAGGTCGACCCCGCGGAGGAGGTGCCGGAAGAGGTGCTGGAGTTCGCGGCCGGGGCGCTGCCGTTGAACGCCGGCGGGAAGCTGGTGGTGCCCTACGACTTCGCCGGGCTGCGCGAGATACCGATGCGGCTGAAGCTGGACGTGGGCGCCAGCGCGTACTGGAGCGAGATAGCCAGCGCTCAGACGCTGGACAACCTGCTCGCCGGCGGGCAGATAACGCTGGGCGAGTACCTCGAGCGGATACCGGACGAGTACATAACCGACCGCGAGGGGCTGATAAAGGCGGTAAAGGCGCGCTCGTGAGCGCGGGATCTGGGGAAAGGAGACAGATAATGGACGAGAATACCGGCATTGCAGTCGCGGAAACCGCGCCCGGGCGCGGGGAGTGGGACGTGGACGCCGCGGAGATAATGGAGGGCGTCCGCGACGAGGACGAGGCCGCGCCGGAGGGCGAGACCGTGCAGCCCGACGCGGGCGGGTTCAGGCTGAAGCATCTGGACGCGGAGTACACGGTGGACAGGGACAAGGTCGTGGAGCTGGCTCAAAAGGGGCTGGACTACGACCGGGTGCGCTCCAAGCTCGAGACGGCGCGGGAGGAGCTGGCCGGGCTGAAGGCGGAGGCGGAGAGGGCGGGAGTGGACGTCACGGCGCTCCCGGGGCGCGGCGCGCAGACCGGCGCGGGCGCGGAGAGGGCGAAGCGGGAGGTGCGCGAGTTCTTCGCCGCGCATCCCGACGTGGCGGCCAGGCTGGTGGGCGACCGCGGCGCGATACCGGACGAGGTGTGGCGGCGCGTGCGGGCGGGGGAGAGCCTCAGCGCGGCGTGGGAGGGCGCTCAGCTCCGCGCCGAGGCGTCGGAGAAGGCCGGGCGCGTCCGCGAGCTGGAGCGCGAGCTTGCCGAGACCAGGCAGGCGGCGCTCAACGCCTCGCGCAGCACCGGCAGCGCCGCCACCGCCGGCGGCGACGTCGAGCGCGACATGGCGGCGATAGGCTGGAACACCGTCTGATGGGGGTGCGGGGGCGACCCCGCCCCCGGGGGGGCGGGGGTTGTAACCCCCGCGAGAACTCCTGGGGGGCTTTCTTTGGTCTTGGCCAAAGAAAGTCCCCCAGACCCCGAAAGGAAAGCCGCTTTGGGTGGTTTAATATGCCGGGGAATGGTTTTTACTCGGCGGTTCGACATAGGTACGTTGGTATCCCTTAATCTTTACGAGACTGGGGTGCGGTCTTTTTCGCGCGACGGCGCGTTGCGCCGGAGCGCTTACGTGGTCAGTCATTAGAGCGGCAAGTTGTACGCACCCTAATCTGGCATAAATCTTAGGGATAGCAACCTGAAATACCAACCTGTTTGGTGACCACTATTCCCCGTGTCCCAAACTTCCCAACCCAAAAAGCGCTTTTCTCTTTGGAGTCTGAGGGATTTCTTTTTGGCAAGCACAAAAAGAAACCCCTCAGGAGTAAAGATTTGAATTAAGTTTAAGTCAAGAAAGGAGCACGTAATAATGGCAATCAATCTGGCAAGCAAATTCAGCAAATACGTCGACGATGCCTTTGAGCACGAGTGTCTGCTCGCCGGAGCTACCAGCAACAGGGTGGACTTCACCGGCGTCAACGAGGTCAGCGTCTACAGTGTGGACAAGATGGAGATGAACGACTACAACCCCTCGGGTACCTCGCGTTACGGCAGCGTGGAGGAGATCGGCGACAGGGTGCAGACCTTTAAGATCGACCGCGACCGCTCGTTCACCGGCTCCATCGACGAGGGCAACGCGCAGGACCAGTACAACGTCAAGGACGCTTCGGCCAGGCTGCACGTGCAGATACGCGACGTGGTCATACCCGAGGTGGAGACCTACGTCTTCGGCAAGTGGGTCTACGGCGCGGGCAAGGTCGTGGGCGGCACGGCTCCGACCGCGGAGACGCTGCTGGGGCTTATCCAGGCGGGCGCGAGCTACATGAACAACCACCACGTGCCCAAGCGCGGGCGCAGCATATTCATCGCGGAGACTTACGCCGCCATGCTGCCCAACCTCGCCAACCTGACCTACCTCGAGCGTCTGGGCAGCGAGGCACTGAGCGAGAACCGCCTGCCGCGCGTGGCCGGGTTCGACGTGCGCGTGGTGCCGGACGGGGACATGCTCGAGGGCGTGTACTTCATCCTCCAGCACAAGGACGCCTGCCCCTTCGTGCAGAAGCTGGCCAAGTACAAGATACAGAAGGATCCCATGGGCATCGACGGCAACGTCATTGAAGGCCGCGTGCGCTACTGGGCTGGCGTGCTGGCCGAGAAGTGCGACGGCGTGTACGTCTACGCCGCGACGGACAGCGTCCAGGCCGCGCCGGTGCTGGGGGGCACGGGCAACGCCGTCACCGTCACCGCCGAGGGCGCGACCATTTACTACACCGTCGACGGCACCGACCCGCGCTACAGCGCCAGCCGCGAGCTGGTGGCTTCGGGCGGAACGGTTAACATAACTACCGGTCAGACGCTGAGGGCTTACGCCTACACGGACAGCAAGTACCCGAGCGGCATCGTGGAGAAGGCGGCCGTCTGAGGCGGCGGGAGCGTAAACGCGAAAGCCCCGCCGGAGCCAGGCTCCGGCGGGGCGTGGGAGAGGTGGAACCGGAAGATACGGAGGTGTGCAAATGGCTTACGTGGAGGATGTGTTCGACGCGGCGATGGGGATAATGGACGAGCTGTCGGCGGACGGGGAGGCGCTCACGGGCGATACGGAGGAGTACGCGCTCAGGACGCCGGCGATACTCAACTCGCTGGTGAGCGAGCTGAAGATACTGACCGGACAGCGCGGCGACTGGCTGCCGGTGACGTCGATGGAGGACGTGGTGCCGGTGGCGGACACGAGCTACGCCTTCGGCGCCCTGCCCTACGGACTGGCGGCGGGGCTGCTCATAGACGAGAACCCGAGCGCGGCGAGCTTCTACCAGCAGCGCTACGAGGAGCTGCGCGCGTACTACCTCGCCAGGATGCAGGCGGTGTATGGGGATATCACCAATGTGTACGGCGGGATCGAGTACGGGGAGTTCTCGATGTGGTAATCGGGGGGCGGCCACGCCCCCCCGGGGGGCGGGGGGTGGACCCCCCCGCGCGGCTCCTGGGGCGCTTTCTTTGGTCTTGGCCAAAGAAAGCGTCCCAGACCCCGAAAGGAAAGCCGCTTGGGTGGTTTAATAGGCCGGGGAGTGGGTTTAGCTTAACGGTTCGACGTATAGACGTTGGTATCCCTGGGACTTTACGAGACTGGGGTGCGGTCATTTTCGCGCGACGGCGCTTTGCGCCGGAGCGCTTACGTGGGTAATTAGTTGGGGTGGTCGTCCGCGCGGTAAGACAGTGGCACCCTAATCTGGCATAAATCTTAGGGATAGCAACCTGAAAGTCTCAGACCGTGTGGTGACCACTATTCCCCGTGTCCCAAATATCGCAACCCCAAAAGCGTTTTTCTCTTTGGAGTCTGAGGGATTTCTTTTTGTCGCCACAAAAAGAAACCCCTCAGGAGAAGATTAGGGAGAATAAGGAGGGAAAAAGCCAATGGCAAAAGTACCAACTAACGTGCATGAATCCGTATATCAAATAACCCGCTGGCGCGGCGTCAATGAGGCTCAGGAGGGCGAGGCGTCGCTCGAGATGGGCGAGGCGGCGGTTATGCGGAATTTCAAGGTCACGGCGGGCGGCGCGCTGCAAAAGCGGGGCGGCTCGGTCAACGTGGCGGGCTTGCTCAACAGCTACACCGTCGAGGTGGACGAGGACAACCCGCAGGTGCTGTTTACCGAAAACGGAAGCAGCACGCTCAGCCTGACGCTGTATCCGGGCGTGCAGGCGACGAGCATGGGCGGCGTGGAGGTGACCGGTTCGCCGGTGACGGTGACGGAGGAGAACGCGGACAGCTACGAGGGCTACTACTACAAGGACGAGGCCGGGGCGGTCTACCGCTTCGAGGGCGTGGCGAGGTCGAGGGTATGAGAGAGCTGCCCAAGATAACGTCGGCGATGCTGGTGGTGACGCACGCGTGTAACCTGCGCTGCCGGTATTGCTTTGTGCAGAAGGAGCCGAAGCGCATGAGCCTGGAGACGGCCAAGGACGCGGCGCGCTTCCTCATAGACAACGCCCACGCCGCCGGCGCGGGGACGCCGGAGATAAACTTCTTCGGCGGCGAGCCGATGCTGATGTACGACAGCGTAATAAAGCCTTTGGTCGAGTGGGTGCACGACGAGCTGGGGGAGCCGTTTCGGTTCTCCATTACCACCAACGGGACGCTGCTGACGGACGAGCGGATACGTTTCATGCAGCGGCACAGGTTCGGTTTGCTGCTGAGCATGGACGGGAACAAGCCTGTTCAGGATTACAACAGGCCGTATGCCGACGGGAAGGGTTCGTTCGATGCGCTCAAGCCTGTTGTGCCGAAGGTGCTCGCGGCTTGGCCGGGGACGACGTTCAGGATGACGGCGATTCCGGAGACGTGTTCGCACCTGTTCGAGAGCATCATGTGGGCGGCGGCGCAGGGGTTCACGAACTTCTTTGTGACGCCGAATGTGTTTGAAGCCTGGGACGAGGCGGCTCGGGACGTGCTGGCCGGGGAGCTGCGGAAGTACGCGGACTACTACGCTGAGAGCAAGGCGCGCGGCGTGAAGCCCATAGCGTTCTCGACCTTTGAACAGGCGTTTTGGGACATCAAGGCCATAGCCGACGCGGAGGCAAAGGGCGTTTACAGGGCTATGCCCAAGTGCCGCAGCGAGGGCAAGTGCGGGCTGGGCACGTCGCGGTTTGCGTCCATACACCCGAACGGGAACCTGTATGCCTGCCAGGAAATGACGTCAAACGAGGGCGAGGAAAGCGCCTTTTACATAGGCTCGATATATGGCGGCGTGGACAATAACAGGCGGCGCGCGTTGGCGGAAGCTTTTGACAGTGTTCCGGCGTGGGGTGAATACTGCGGCGAATGCGAATACGACAGGATATGCGATGGCGGCTGCGTTGCAAACAATTACATGGTCACCGGTAAGCTGGGCGGGATGCCTGAAATGTACTGCTGGTGGCGGCGCACAGTTCTGCATGAGGCTATGAGGGTAAAGGAGGCTGAGCAATGCCGAGTGGTAGCGTAAGCGGATTTAAGAGCTGGCACAACGGCTCGCCTATAAACAGCTCGTCCTGGTCAAACCCGAACACCATAGCCTGCGGTTCTTCCGGCTATGTCGGCGCGGTGAGGTTTTCCATAGGGCAGTCGGCCAGCAGCATCACGATAAGCTCCAGCGTGTACAGGCGGCTATCCTCCGGCACGATGCGCGCGGAGATCCGCACGAGCGAGCTGAGCAATCCGACGCCCTCGGCGGTCGGAGCCGACACGACATTCAGCGCTCCGAGCGCGGGGAGCACGGCGAGCTTTACGTTTGGCGGCTCGTTCACGGCGGGGACGTACTACGTGTACATAACCAGCGACAGCGCGTACATAGACCTCTACGCCTCGGGCGACATGAGCGTCAGTTACGTTGCGGGCGGGGGATGCACGCACATGTGCGAGATGTTCTGCGAGGAGTGCGAGGGCTCGTGCGAGAGCGGCTGCCAGGCGGTCTGCCAGGGCTGCGAGAGCTGTGAGTCCTACTGCGAGCTGACGTGCCAGAACTGCGAGGGCTCGGCGTGTGAGAGCTGCCAGAGTGCGTGCGAGAGCGCGTGCCAGGACTGCGAGGGGGCGTCCTGCCAGAGCTGTCAGGTCGGGTGCGAGGCTGGATGCCAGGATTCCTGCGAGAGCGCGTGCCAGAGCGCGTGCCAGCTGGGCTGTCAGGCCTCGTGCGAGCTGGCGGCTCAGAGCGCGAACCACTATGAATGGAGCTTTTGCGCAGTGAGCGCTTCGTCCAACGACAGCGACACGGTGGTGCGTGGGCTTTGGTCGGGCTTCGTGGCCGGGCAAGAGGTGCTGTGCGCGGCCTGCAACGGCTATCTGTGGCAGCTCTCGCGCGGCGAGGACGGGTCGTGGAGCAAGACGGCCTGCGGCACGATAGACACGGACGAGGACGTTTTCATGTTCGGCTTCTCGGGCAATCTCTATCTGCTCAACGGCTCGCAGTACCGCGTTTGGAACGGCACGGCGCTCACCGATGTGGGCGGCTACAGGCCGTTGGTGGCGGTGAGCGTGCCGCCGGAGGGCGGCGGCACGACGCTGGAGCAGGTGAACAAGCTCACGGGCGCGAGGCGCGTGCGCGTCTCGCCGGACGGCACGGCTACGGTGTTTCATCTGCCGGAGCAAAACCTTGCAAGCGTGGACTATGTGCAGTATGTGGCTTCCGGTACGGACATAACCAGCTACGACGTGAGCCTCACGGACGGAACGGTGACCATTGCGCCCGCTCCCGCCGAGGGGACGAACAGCATAGAGATAGGCTATTCCGTGGCCGGGGATACGGCGGCGGAGATACGTGCCATGCGGTATGCGGAGCTGTATAACGGCTCGCAGGACACCCGCGTGTTCGTCTACGGCGACGGGACGAACAGGTGCTTCTACTCAGGCATAGACTACGACGGCCTGCCGAGGGCGGACTACTTCCCGGACTTGAACGTGGCGCACGTCGGCGACGAGAACACGGCCATAACCGCCATGATAAGGCACTACGACCGGCTGCTGTGCTTCAAGCTGGACAGCGCGTGGGCCATAGGCTATTCGCAGGTGACGCTGGCCGACGGCACAATCACAGCCGGGTTCTACGTGGCTCCAATCAACCGCAGCGTTGGCAACTGCGCGCCGGGGCAGGCGGTGCTTGTGGAGAACAGGCCGCGAACACTGGACGGGCGCAGCGTGGTCGAGTGGAAGTCCACTTCCTCCAGCGGCAACATAAACGGCGACGAGAGGAACGCCGAGCGCGTTTCTCAGCGCGTGGACGAGACGATACGCACCTTTGACCTAGCGACGGCCAAGACCTTCTACGACAAGTACGCGCACGAATACTACGTCATCGGCGCGGACGGCACAGCGCTGGTGCACGGCATAGACGCGGACGCCTGGTATGTCTACACCAACTTCGCGGCCAAGTGCCTCATAAACTACATGGACGAGCTGTATTTCGGCACGGAGGACGGGTATCTCAGGCACTTCTCGACGCAGTATTTCTCGGACGAAGGCGAGGCGATAGACGCCTACTGGGAGAGCGGGTCGATGCCGTTCGCGGCGGACTTCCAGCGCAAATACTCCGCCATGCTGTGGGTGGGCATACGCCCCGACGACAACGGCTATCTGGAAGTCTCGGCAAAGACAGACAGGAAAACGGACTTCGCCGTGTACAGCTTTGAGACGGCGGACGCGGCTCAGGTGCCGGAGATGAACCGCATCAAGCTCAAGGCGAAGAAGTTTACGTACTATAACCTCATCCTGGCGAACAACACGGCAGATAAGACGGCGACGGTGGTCTCCGTGGACATCCGGGTTCGCGGGACGGGGTATGTGAGATAAGGAGGGAATATGCCGATACGGATAAAACAGGGCGACCAGTACAGCGTGCCGATCCTCATAAGGCTCAATGGCGAACCCCTTGGTCTTGACGATGTGGCGGAGGTTGAGTTCACCATAGGCAATGATATGCGCAAGCTCTGGCCGCAGGACGTGCAATATAACAGCGCGGACGAGTGCTTTTACCTGCCGCTGACGCAGGCGGAGACCTTCGCCTTCCCGGCGAACGGCTCTGTAACGCTGGACATCCGCGTGAAGTTCGTGGGCGGGAACGTCGTCGGCGTGCAGCGCATGGAGAGCTTCGCCGTGGCCGACGCGGCCAGTGAGGTGACGCTCTGATGGACGTCATAACGGTGGATATTTTCGACACGCAGCGCGTGGACGCCGGGCTGGGCGGCGCGAAGCTGGTTCAGGGGCCGAGGGGTGAGCCGGGCGCGGTATATGTGCCCTCCGTGACGGACGGGGTGCTGAGCTGGACGAACGACGCGGGGCTTGAAAACCCCGTGCCCGTGGACATCACGGGACCTCAGGGCGAGCGCGGAGCGAGCGGAGCCAAGGGCGACAAAGGCGACAGGGGCGACGCGGGATATGTGTTCACCCCGTCCGTGAGCGCGGAGGGCGTGATCTCGTGGACGAACGACGGGGGACTTACAAACCCCGAGCCAGTCAGCGTACGCGGCGCTCAGGGGTCGCCGGGCGACGACGGCGGCTATTACGTGCCCGGCGTGGACGGCGACGGCAATCTGAGCTGGACGGCCAGCCGTGCGGGTATGCCCGGCGTGGCCGCGGCGAACATCCGCGGACCCAAGGGCGATCCGGGCACGGGGCTGGACATACTCGGGCAGTATGAAAGCCTCGAGGCCTTGCAGGCCGCCGTCGCGCAGCCGGAGATAGGCGACAATTACTACGTGGGCACGGCCGCGCCATACAGCATTTACACCTGGACTGACGTGGGCGGTACGCCGCAGTGGCTCGACGGCGGACAGCTCCAGGGCGCGCCGGGCGCGGACGGCGGCTACTACACGCCGAGTGTGGACGCATCAGGCAACCTCACGTGGGCGGCAAGCCGGAGCGGCATGCCGGGCGTTGCCGGGGCGAACATACGCGGCCCCAAGGGCGACACGGGCGATGCCGGCGCACCCGGTTCGCCTGGCGCGGACGGCGGTTACTACACGCCGAGCGTGGACGGCGACGGCAATCTGACATGGACGGCCAGCAAGGGCGGCATGGAGCCGGCCGCGGGCGCGAACATCAAGGGCGACCCGGGCAGTGACGGCGCGCCCGGGGCGGACGGCGGCTACTACACGCCCAGCGTGGACGCATCAGGCAACCTCACATGGACGGCAAGCCGGAGCGGTATGCCGGGCGTGACCGGGGCAAACATACGCGGCCCCAAGGGCGACGACGGTCAGGACGGCGCCCCGGGTGCGAGCGCGACGATAAACGGCGTGAACGCGCTCACGCTCGCCGCGGGCGAGAACGTGGAGATAGAGCAGAGCGGCTCGACCGTGACGATAAGCGCCTCGGGCGGCGCAGCCGTGTTCGTGAACGTCACCGGCAGCGGCGACAGCTGGAGCGCGGACAAGACCAACGCCGAGATATACGCGGCCTTTCAGGCGGGAAAGCCGATCTATGCGCTCTGGCAGGGGATGATGCTCATGCCGTTCCAGGTGGAGCCGGAGGTGGCCTGGTTCGTGTATACGGCCAGCCTGGACTACGGCAACGTTGTGGTGCAGACCGATTCCGGCGTGCAGCGGGTGTTCTGCGATTACGCCGCCGCGAGCGCCGGGAGCATCGCCTACACGGACACCTACAGCGTGCTCAACGCCGACACCGTGCAGGAGGCCATCGACGCCATCCTTGTGATGTTCGGCGCGGTCTGAACGCGCCGAGGGCGTCCGGCATAGTCTGTAACGGGTCGGAATTTGAGGGAAAGGAGGAGATGAAGTGTACAAGACGGGCATAGACGTCTCAAAGTGGCAGGGGACGATCGACTGGGAGAAGGTCAAGGCGGCGGGCGTGGAGTTCGCGATGCTGCGTGCCGGCTACGGGCGCGGGAACCTCGACGAGCAGTTCAAGCGCAACGCGAGCGAGTGTACGCGGCTGGGCATACCGTTCGGGGCGTACTGGTTTTCCTATGCGTACACGCCTGACATGGCGAGAAACGAGGCGCTCCATTGCATGGAGGCGCTCAGGGAATACAAGCTCAGCTATCCCGTGGCCTACGACTTTGAATACGACAGCGTGGACTATGCGTCGGAGCAGGGCGTGCAGGTCACCAAGACGCTTGCCAGCTCGATGGCCAGGGCGTTTTGCGAGGAGGTCAAGTCCGGCGGATACTATCCGATGGTCTACGCGAACCCGAACTACCTCGCCGCGTACTTCGACGCGGATATTCCAAAGAAGTACGACGTGTGGCTGGCCAAGTGGCCGAAGAACCCCGAGCCGGAGATCGAACCCGCGCAGTCGGGGGGCATGTGGCAGTACAGCTCAAGCGGCTCGGTGGACGGGATATCCGGTCGCGTAGACATGAACGCGGCCTACAAGGACTATCCAGCGCTGACAGCCGGCGGCGATGAGGACGCCGGCAGCTATGAGCGGGAGGCCAAACGCGCCAGAGAGTGGGTCATGGAACAGGGCATATCCGACGGCACCAGGCCGGACGAATACGTCACCAGGCAGGAGCTGTGGGTCATGCTGTACAGACTGGAGGGGAACAAATGATAAATTGGACGGTGAGGTTCAAGAACAAGAGCTTTTGGCTCAGCTTCGTGCCGGCGGTGCTGCTGCTCGCGCAGGTGGCGGCGGCACTGTTCGGCTTCGAGCTGGAGCTGGACGGGATAGCCGCCAGGCTGCTGGACGTGGTAAACGCGCTGTTCGCGGTGCTGGCGCTGCTGGGCATCGTGACCGACCCGACCACGGCCGGCGTCGCGGACAGCGCTCAGGCGCTCGGCTACACCGAGCCGAAGAAGGAGAAATGATATGACTGAATGGGGCGTCGTGGGCGTGCTTGCAGCTCTGGCCGGGCTGGCGGCCACGCTGGTTACTCCGATGCTGAAGCTCAACACGACCATGACGCGCCTTGTCGTGCTGGTCGAGGAGCTGTCGGACAAGCTGGCTGCGATGGAGCGGGAGGCGGCGGCCGTGCGCGGCGAGGTGCACGCACACGAGACAAGGATCACGGTTTTGGAGAGAAATGGAGGCAGGCATGGCGAGTTATGACCCGAATGTGGACTATTCCGACCTCATAGCGCAGGAGGCGGCCAAGGGCGTGAACGCCAACCGTCAGCTCCTGGCGCAGTACGAGGCACAGAGGAACGCGAAGATCGCCGCCGAGCATCTGCCGTACCGGCAGACAGCGGTGTACACAAGCGAGCTGGGCAGGCCGCTGGGCTACTACGCCTCGGAGGATCGCTCGGACTACATAAACGAGCTGTACGACGCGGCGCGCGAGCAGGCGGTCGCGGCGCTGGAGGGGGCTTACGAGCGGGAGGTGTCGGCCTACGACTACGCGGCGGCACGGCTACCGGAGCAGTACCGCGCGGCGCGGAACCAGACCGACGCCCAGGCGGCGCTGGCCAGACAGAGCGTGAACGAGCAGTTCGCCGCCTCCGGGTTGAACTCCGGCGCGGCGGGTCAGGCCAGGCTGAGCCTGGCGGTGGCCAATCAGGGGGCGATGGCGGAGCTGGACCGCGAGCAGGCTTCGGCGCTCGGCGAGCTGGAGCTGCGCCGCGCCGAGGCCGAAAGCGAGTACCGCAGCGCGGTGGCGGAGGCGATAGCGTCCAGCGAGCTGGAGCGCGCGAAGGCGCTGTACGACGAGGCGGTGAGGGTCGAGAACAGCTACCGCACCTACTCGGAGGAGCTGTTGGCGGCCTGGGGGCTGACGCTCGCAGGGACGCCGCTGGAGACGGACGAGCCGGCTGCCGGCTCCGGGGGCGGATATTCGTCCGGGGCGCGAAAGGCGGGCAGCCGGGTCGATGACTCGGCTCCCGCGGCCTCGGAGGCCGCCTCGCTGCGGCAGCAGCTCAGCCGTATCCCCGGCCTGACGCAGGAGAACAAGGCCGCGATGATACGCGACTACTACGCCGACGGCCGCATAACCTACGCCGACATGCAGTCGCTGCTGGCAGGGATTTGAATACGACGGCGCCGCAAAGGGCTTCACCTTTGCGGCGCTTTGCGCTGCCTCCGGCGTTGCCTGGGGCAGGTTGCACAATATACAGGCGGGGGATTTTTGGGTAAAACGCGGCTTTGAAAATGGGGATCGGGATTTGGTATAATATACGTGTAGAGTTTGTAAAACGAAGCATTTATCACAAACTGGAGGTAAAAACAACATGAAACGTATCAAATCCGCGTGCCTGCTTCAGACGATACACTTTCAGCTCAAGGAGGACATTCCGCACGAGGCCGCAGTGCGGGGTGTGAGGGAGGAGCTGGAGCACTACAAGAACCAGCTCACGCGCAACCGCACGCGCTATCAGATAGTCGACGAGGCCGTGCAGCCCGACGGCTCCATCCTGCTCAGGATAAAAAAGCAATACAACAGCTACAACTGCGACGAGTACATGGCGTGA